CCAGAGTCTTTGTATATTTTATATTTTTGTCCGTCACAATAAGTTTTACATTTATCTATTTGAGCTTCAATACTAACACTATCCTTTTTTTCTATGGATTGTCTTGCATATATTGCTATCATATTATCACTCCTATTCAAAAGCTCCTTTTATTTTTGCTTCTTTTACTCTTCCTATTATTTTCACTGGTATACTTTTCATATCTTCATAAGTAAATTTTTTAACTGGATAATAAGGATTCATAGAATGAAGTTCAATACCTTCATTTGTTTTAACTACCTTTTTTACAGTAGCCTCTTCGCCATTAATAAGAATAACTGCAGTTTGTCCACTTTCTACATCATCTTGGTCATGGACTATTACTAAGTCTCCTTCAGAAAGGAGTGGCAACATGCTATCACCAGTTATTTTTAAAGCATAATATTCTTTTATATTAGGTATGTTTTCTTTTAATGTAACATAATCTACAACATTTTCTTCTGCTAACCAATCATAACCTGCTTTTACAGTACCTAAAATTGGGATTACATTCAAATTGTTTGGCAGAACATCTTCATTTAATTTAAATTCTTGTTCATCATCTAACATTTTTAGTAAGTCATCTATAGGTATATTCATTGCATTTGATATATACTTCACACTGTCTAAAGTGGGTGCAATTGGTTTTCCAGTCCTATAATCTATATTTTTTTCCAACATAGAAATATAAGTATAACTTAAACCGCATTTACTAGCAAAAGCTCTCAAAGATAAATTGTTTTCTTTTCTATATTTTTTAATAATTTCTCCTAAAAACATTTCTGAATCTCCTATCTATTGATATGCCTATATTGTACAACATATTGAACAAAAAGTCAAAAAAAATATATATTTTTTTGTTTAATATGCTTGACAAACAAAAAAGATAGATATATAATCTGTTCAACAAGTTAAACAAAGTGAGGTGAAATAATGAAAAATAGGTTAAGAGAAGCAAGGGAGGAAAAGGGAATTTCACAAGAAGAATTATCAGAAAAATCTGGAATTTCAAGAACAACAATATCTGAATTAGAAACAGAAAAGAAAGAGGTTACAACCAATATCACACTAGAAAAAATTGCTACAGCATTAGGAGAAAAAGTATCAAATATTTTTTTTATCAATTAAGTTTAACATGATAAACAAAAACAATAGGTACAAGCAATATGAATAAAAATTAAGAAAGGAGTTAGTCTTATGAAGAGTGAGTATAAAGTAACAAGTTATCATCCAGAAACTACAGAGGAAGAAAAAGAAGAAATTTACGAACAGATAGCAAAGGTTTTCATAAGAATGGCTCAAAAGGATTTAAAAAGAAATGAAAATAAACAAAAGAGGTGAAAACAAATGAAAAGAAGTTGGAAAAATTTTAGAATAGACAAAAGCAAAGTCTATATGAGATTAGGACAAGCAGTAGCATATACATCAATGTGGTTAGCAGGAGTAACATTTTGTTACTGGATGTTCTTACAGGGAATGACATACTAGGAGGAAAAGATGACAAAAAAACGTGAAAAAGAATTAAAAAAATATGGAATAAGTAATCATGAAATTAAAGAAGCAAAAGAACAAAATAAAAAAGAAAAAGTATTACTTATGATAGCAATACTTAATTGGTTAAATGCAATATTAATGTTGATTATTTTATTATTTGATTTCTAAAGTCTTTATCTATTTTAAATTTAAATTTAAATTTTTTGGATTTTGGAACTGCATTAATTATGAGATTGAATTTTTTAGGAATGTTATTTAAATTATCAAAAATTATGAACCCCTCACAAGATGATAGTGGCTCTAATTTGACTAAAGGTGTAATCAATTTATCTTTTATATATTTACCATTATTTTTTATTAAATGATTATCATAAAATTCAAAATCCGTAGGAATAAAAGAGTAGTCTTTTGAAGAAAAACTATTATATATATGTTTTTTATTTAATATGAAATCTGTTATTGTTATAGGATTTTTAGAGCAATTATTTATTCTAACCAATAATGCTATGGTATATAGATTTTTACTATATGTTACAAATTCTTCTTCAAAGTCATTTGATATTACATCATTAGGAGAAAGAGTTACAAAATTAATACCAAGATTTATAAATTTTAAATTAAATTTTTCTTTATTATAAAGAATAGTAGATAAAATAGCGCCATATAAAGCAACTACAAGAGCAAATAATGCGATTTTATCAGTAGCATTTAAAGAAATGAACCAAACAAACATAATAATAACCTCTCTTTCGAGGGTATTATACATTAATTTACAAAATTTTACAAGAAAGGAGTACAAAAGATGGACAAGTTAGATAAGTGTTATTACTGGCACATAATTACTTTGGCAAAATTAAAATTAAAAGGAAAGGAGTGTAAAAAATGTTTAAAAAAATAAAAGAATTACAAAGTTTAGTTGATGAAAGTAGAAAAGCATTAAAAGAAGCAGAAAGAAAAGTAGAAAGACTAGAAATAAGTCAAAAAAGTTTGAGAGCAGAAATAGAAGATGAACATTTAGAAAATTATAAACATCATAGAAAGTTATTAGCAATAGAAAAACTCTTACAAGAACAAGATTACAACAATACAGAAAATCTAAAAAATAAAATAAGAACTATATTAAATAAAAAAGAACTAGTAGACCTACCAAAATCAAACTAGTTCATAGACACTTAAATAAACGAATCTATTTATATATTAGCACAAATAAATAGAAATGTCAAAGGAGAAAAGAATGTTAGAAAATAGAATGGTTGAAGATGACTATATAGAAACAAACAATGATTATGACAGTTATTTAGAACATTTATTAGAAAAAGATGATGAATATTATGAAGATGAAATTTATGAAAGGTTGAGTGAAAAATAATGCAAGATTTAATAATAGTAAAACAATTACCTCAGATTGAGGAACATTTGAAAGAGTTATCAATAGATGTAGATAAGAAAGTTGAATATGCAAAAAGTTTAATATGTACTGACGAAAATATAAAAACAATAAAACAAGTAAGAGCAGACTTAAATAAAGAATTTAAAGGAGTAGAACAACAAAGAAAACTAGTAAAAGAACAAATATTAGCACCTTATATGAAATTTGAAGATGTTTATAAGCAATATATATCAGATAAATATAAAAGTGCTGATAGTGATTTAAAGACAAAAATAGATTTAACTGAAAATGAATTTAAAGCTAAAAAAGAGCAAGAAATAAAAGATTACTTTGAAGAATATAAAATAGCAAATAATATTGATTTTATTACATATGGACAAGCAAGAATAAATGTAACATTATCAGCAAGTATGAAAAGCTTAAAAGAGCAAGCAAAACAATT